AATAGGAAACTATTCAATAACCTTTAACGCACTTTAGAAAAAATTATATATGTACATTATAAATGTTGAACCTCAACCGTGCCAACCGAAATGCCATCATCTCCATTGTTGCCTTGATCGTTTTGATCTTTGTGCTCGGTATGTTTAAAAGTACCAGCAAGTACCAACCCAGACCAATCACCATTAAGGCGATCAATGAAAAGTCCATCTTTGACCTTGAGCACCGTCTTGAATGCGCCCCTGGCCATACCAGCGAGGGAAGCACATACACCAAGAGCCTCACTCCAGGTGGTCTCTGTTCGTCTGAAAAGCTTGTCGCGGAACAAGCGGGTGGCTATGAAATTGAGGACGGAATTGGTGGATCTTTAATCTAAGCTAATACTAAATGGCTTTGGTTACCTCGCCCCAAACTATTCCAGATCTTGACTATGAGTATCACACCATAACCATCGACACCATCGGTCAAGACAGTGCGAATACTTTTACATGCCACCTCCAGCAACCCATCAAAAATGTGGTTCAGGCGAGACTCCTCGCGGCCCACATTCACTCAAATGTCGTGACTGAACATTGTTACGTCTCTGTGGAAGAACTGGACTCGATCTTCAATGACCGGGCTTCAAATGTTTTGACTGGTCAGGGACACTTGAGTATGCTTCGAGGTTCTTTTGCGAGTCTCATCACTGAAAGTGCTACGCATGATGCGGGTGATTCACTCATTACTTTCAAAGATAACTACCCAATTGTGACACAGTATATCGATCCAATTAGACGTATTGACCGTCTCAGTGTGACCATCCGAGATCAGAATGGAAATACCATTAAAAACTCAACAGACGATGGTGCAAACTTTTTAGTTTTTAGATTTGTGTGTAGAAAACCAAACTTGTAATTTTCTCCCTTTAAAGTAAATGTCTTCGGGTATTGTTCAGCTTGTAGCAATTGGCGCTCAGGATGAGTTCATTATGGGCAACCCCGAGATATCGTTTTTTAGTTCAACCTTTAAACGACACTCTAATTTTTCACAATCCGTTGAAAAACAAACAATACGCGGAGATGTGAAAAATAATTCAATGTCAAGTGTTCAAATTGAGAGAGCAGGTGATCTTTTGGGATACATCTACTTAACAATTGATGATACTACACAGGCTTTAGATACTTCACGTTGGGATCTTCTCATTGATAAAATTGAGTTGCTCATTGGTGGTTCTGTGATAGATACACAAGACTCTGTCTTTACGGAAAAGATTGCGATTGATACATTTGCTCAAAATGTATCTCGGAGCGCTATCGGTACACACCCAGGGGTTCATGCGCGATCCTATTTTTATCCACTTCGCTTTTTCTTTTGTGAAGGGCCACAATGTGCATTGCCACTTGTAGCCCTCAATTATCACAATGTGGAGTTGCGCATTCACTGGGGATCCCAAGCAGCAAACTATAATTTTGAAATGTACGCCAATTATTACTATCTTGACAACGAAGAGCGTGGTAATATCGCAACTCGCACCCATGACCTTCTCATCACCCAGGTGCAGAAAAATCTTCCAAGTGGTGAAACTGTACAGGACCTTATATTTAACCACCCAGTAAAGTATCTGGCATCTTCAGATACCACAACAGATGGTGCACTCACATCACCAACTAATAAAGTCAAGTTAAGCATAAATGGTGTTGAACTTGGAAATTATAGGTGGGGAAAACCACACTATATTGATGTGATGAACTATTATCACACAAACTTTGTGACTTCACCTGATTTCTTCCTTTACTGTTTTTGCCTCATGACGAGCTCCCTTCAACCAACGGGCACGCTCAATTTTAGTCGCGTAGAGTCGGCGAAGATCATGAGCGAAAGTACAGCAATTAATGACCCAATTTATGCAGTCAATTATAACATCCTTCGTATACAAAATGGGATGGCAGGCCTTCTTTACGCAAATTAATTTACCATCCTATATTAAATGGTCAAGAATATACCTGCTATAGAAAGATCTACGGAGATCAGGTTTGGTAAGCACGTACCAGACTCCACGGATCAGGCGGATAATACCATTGTCTTCAATGCAAGTAATGTTTTGGTTCCAACACCTTACAGTAATGCGGTGTATTTGTCTCCTATCAGGAACAGACCCGATTATACACCTCCAGAAGTTGTGCTTCTTATGTATGATCGCAATACCAAAGAAATTACAGAATCTGGTGAATCCGCGAACACTCTCGTCGGCGGTGTTACATTCGGCTTAGCTGTAAATCGTTCAAATGTGACATCAAATACCGTGGTGTTTACAGGTGGGGGTCACGACTTTAATAATGTTGGATTTGTTACAGATTCAAATGTCGGTTTATCAAATCTTTTACCACAACACACAGTGAGTATTGGTTCGAATCTCTATGTCGATGATACGGGTTCAAACGTTCTCGTTATTTCTGGAAATGTTGCAGTTTTACGTGATATGGTCATTGACGGAAATCTTAGAGTTAATGGTGACACGACAGTCATCTATACCGAAAATACATCTATTAAAGATGCGTTTATTGAACTTGGTCAGAATAATACCTCGGGTGACACCACGCTTGACTTGGGCGTTCTCATGCATAGACCCGATGCGTTATCAAATGTTGTCATAGGGTATCGTGAAGAGACCGATGAATTTGCCATTTCTTATACCGACGCACAGCCAACTGATAAAACTTTTACTCCAAAAACTGATGAAGACATTAATGTTCATGTCTATGGTCTAACCCATGTAGATGCGAATATCTATGCACACGAAGATGTGCTTGTAGATGGAAATGTAAATATCGCACAGGAACTCACTGTGACTGGTAATGTATATGCCGACAAGGATTTGGAGGTCGTGGGTAATGTATATGTGGACGGGAATGTCGTAGCCTATAAAGACCTTCTTGTCTCTGGTAATGTATATGCAGATACGAATGTAAATATCGCACAGGAACTCACTGTGACTGGTAATGTATATGCAGATACGAATGTAAATATCGCACAGGAACTCACTGTGACTGGTAATGTATATGTGGACGGGGATATTGTGACTCACAAAGACCTCCTTGTCACAGGTAATGTACATGTAGATAAGGATGTGAATATTTCACGAGAACTCACTGCGTATGGTAATGTATATGCCGAGAAGGATTTGGAGGTCGCGGGTAATGTATATATGGACGGGAATGTCGTAGCCTATAAAGACCTTCTTGTCTCTGGTAATGTGTATGTGACAGGTAACGTTAATATTACAAATCAACTTAACGCATTAGATAATGTGTATGTCTCTGGAAATGTTGAAGTGACAAAGGCTCTCATTGTAAGTGGTAATACCCACCTTGAGGGTGACAATGTCTTCGTGACTCACACGATGGACTTTTTGGATCCAACTACCGCAATCGTCACAGATCAGGTGTCAAATGTTCAGGTCCGATTGGGTCAGTTGGAGAATGTATCAAACACTGCTTCAAATCCACTCATAAATCAAGTACTTACATATGACCAGGACAACAGTGAGTGGTCTAACGCATACCCCGATCAGACAATCGTTTTGGTTAAGAATACTTCCGGTGTGCCTATGACAAGAGGTCAAGCGGTTCATGTTACTGGTTCTAATGGAAATAACATGTTTCGGGTTGAATTGGCGGATGCTTCCAATGCTTCTAAGATGCCCGCAATCGGTATTGTTTATGAAGATTTACCAATTAATGGAGAGGGTGCCGCTGTTACATTTGGTAGAGCTAACGGAATTAGTGGAATATCCGAATTTACAAACGGTGACACACTTTATGTATCAAATACTGTACCAGGTGGTTTAACAAATGTAAAACCGTACGGAGTTGATCTTGATCTCATTCAAAATATTGGTGTCGTTGTTAATCACAGTTCGGGTGTCGTGTTCGTGACAGGTATTGGTCGCGCGAATGATATTCCAAATGCTCGCATTGAAACGAGTAATGCGAGTGTCAACTATGTATATGTGAACTCCGTCAACAATGACCTCCGAAAGATTGACCCTATGAAGCTCCCCACAAAGCTTCAACCTCTCACCGATGTTGTAAATACAGGGAATACTGCGGCAAATGCTGTGACTCTCCGAGGTCTCAATATTACAAGTGGAAATGGATTTCATGGTGATGTGACAGTCTCTGGAAATGTTATTGTAGATGGGGATACACTTATAGTTGACTCGGAGAGTCATCGTGTTGGTCTAAAAACGGCGTCTCCCAACTCCGACCTCCATATCGTTGGTAATGCATTTGTAACTTCTAACATCACAACAACTTCAAATATTCTTGTTGTTGGTGAAGCGTCGGCAACTTCAAAGACAACGGGTGCTCTCCAAGTAACTGGTGGTGTTGGTATCCAAGGTGACATCCACGCAACACATGCCAATCTCGAAGATCTCGAAGCTGATAGTGTGACAGTGACTGATACTACAGCGGCAACCTCAAAGACAACCGGTGCGCTCCAAGTTGTGGGTGGTGTTGGTATCCAGGGAGACCTC